TGGGATTCGTCATCAATCCTGCGCGGAAATTGGAAGGAGATCGAGGACGCTCTTGTCGCAATCGGCTGGTTTGTTGACGACTCGCCTAAGCACATCGTATGGACTAACGGCAGGCAAGATGACACCCGGCGCGACAAAGGGCCAGCCGTGGAACTAGAGATTTTGCCTTATTACAAAGATTGAAAAAAAGACCATAATAATGTTTGTTGACAAATCAAAACACCGACCATGAGTAAAACAAAAACGAATCCAGAAAACGCACCCCAAGAAGACACTTGTGGGGATTGTCTATCCGCGTCTTGTTCAGCGTCTTCGAGTCGCGAGCGGACGTTGAAACATGAAATCTTTAATGACCACTTCCAGAACTACAAGCGGCACGCTATCCCAAAGGCTCAACTGCTAATTGCTGACATCCCCTACAACATCGGGAAGAACGCTTATGGCTCAAATCCGGCATGGTATGAGGGAGGCGACAGTGCGAACGGGGAAAGCAAGCTGGCAAATAGCGAGTTCTTCGACACTGATAAGGACTTCAGAATCTCCGAGTTCCTGCACTTTTGCTCGAAGATGCTCAAGCCGGAGAACAAGAAGGAAACCGGAACGGCTCCCTGTATGGTGGTCTTCTGTGCCTTCGACCAGCAAATGGAAATCATCCAAAAGGCCAAGGAACACGGGCTGATGAAATACATAAATCTGGTCTTCACGAAAAACTTCTCAGCTCAGGTGCTGAAAGCAAATATGCGAGTCGTGGGAAACTGCGAATACGCGCTGATCCTTTACCGAGACAAGCTGCCAAAGTTCAACAACGGCGGGAAGATGGTCTTCAACGCCATGGAGTGGCCAAGAGACAACGAAAGCGAAAAAATCCACCCGACACAGAAGCCGGTGAAGCTTTTACAACGGCTCATAACGCTCTTTACTGACCCCGGCGAAGTGGTCATTGATCCATGCGCCGGAAGCGGCTCAACGATCATCGCCGCGTCACGGTGCAACCGCACGGGCTACGGCTTCGAGATCAAAAAGGACTTCCACAAAGCGGCTTGCGACTGGCTGAAACGCGAGAAGTCACAAATGATCCTCAAGCTATGACTCTTCCCCTGGACACTTTTTTAAAACTATGAAATACGACTGGATAACAATAGCAATTGAACGCGGGGCGCATCTGAACTGTCAAAAATACATCCGAGGCTATCGGGCCGCAGTATCATGGAAAAATAGACTTCCAGTAATTAGCGAATACCGAAAAACATTTGAGGAAGCTCTACAATCGCTCGAAACGGCAATCGAAGACGACGCGGCTGACGAATGCGAATGTTGAAAAACAACCGGAATGATGCAAATGGCGCGTCGAAAGACATATCACACGATCACCGTGATAAAACAACCAGACAACTTTCCCGCCATTAGGCGCAGTTCTGCGGATTCTTCGGATGACGTAGGTGATCACTGCATCTAGTGGCGGGCTTTTTATTTATTTATGAAACTAACCATTGATCCAGAATTTAAGGCACTGATCCCGCCACTCGCGCCGGAAGAACTGGCACAGCTTGAAGCTAATATCATACGTGATGGCTGCCGTGATCCGCTTGTCGTTTGGAGCGGATTGTTGATTGACGGCCACAACAGGCACGCCATCTGCACGAAGCATGGCATTGAGTTTCAGTCGATAGCGATGGAGTTTAATGATCGGGATGCGGTGGAAATATGGATCATCGAGAACCAGACAGGGCGACGCAATCTTGCAGTGATCGACAAAATCCCACTGCTTGAACGCAAGCGCGAGATCGTGGCAAAGCAGGCTAAGGAGAGGCAGGGAACACGCACAGATTTAGGGAACATTCCGGAAAATTTACCGGAAAGTAAAAAAGAAACCCGCGACACCCTAGCGGCTGAAATCGGAGTCAGCGGGAAAACTTACGAAGCTCTCAGAACGGTATCGAATGAAGGCACAGAAGAACTCAAGCAAGCCGTGCGCGACAAAAAGATCGGTGCATCAACAGCTGCCGAAATTGCCAACTTGCCAGCCGATACGCAAAAAGAAATTGCGTCACTACCAACGCGCAAGGAGATCGTTGAAGAAGTCAAGAAGCACGTGCACGTTGCACAAAATAGCGGCGAAAACGAATGGTACACGCCACCGCAATTTATCGAATCAGCACGCAATGTCATGGGGCAAATTGATCTTGATCCAGCAAGCAGTGAGATTGCAAACAGAACAGTGCAAGCATCTGTGATTTTCACGAAAGACGACGATGGACTAAGCAAGCAATGGAACGGCAATGTCTGGATGAATCCACCATACGCGCAGCCACTTATGAGCCAATTCGCTGAGGCGGTAAGCATAAAGTATGAAAAAGGCGAAATCAATCAGGCGATTGTGCTAGTAAATAACGCCACTGAAACGCAATGGTGGCAACGCATGGCGAGTTGTTCGTCTGCTGTTTGTTTTCCTAAAACCAGAATCAGATTTCTAGACCCTGACGGCAATCCTGGTGCGCCATTACAAGGGCAATCAATTTTGTATTTTGGTGAAAGCAAAACTGTTTTCGTGGAAGAATTTAGCAAATACGGAGCCACATACTCATGACCGGAGACGTAGGGAAAATAAGATACGCGCAACGATCTAAGCAGATTATCGATTTTTCTGGAATCAGATTCGGAAATGCCACGCCTTCAAATGTCGATGGACTGCTAGAGTTGGATAATCATTTTTTTGTCATATTTGAATTTAAGCACATATCAGCAGCAAAAATGAGCAAAGGCCAGAGAATGATGATTGAAAGGGTTTGTGATGCGATCCATGGGCGTAGGTCACCGTCTGCTTATTGCGTTGCTATTGTGGCGCATCACGACGCTCCAAGTCATCAAGAGATTGACGCAGCGAAATCAAAAGCCTTAGGAGTCAGATGGGATGGTAAATGGCTTAATGTATCGCAAACAAACACCACCGCGATGGATCAACTTAGCTTTTATTACAACATAGCTTTCAACAATCCCTTTTAAATTGCCATGAGAATCAGAACTATCAAACCAGAATTTTTTAACCACGAAGGCATTTACGACGCTGAGTTACAAAGCAAGTTGCCTTTACGATTGGCTTTTATTGGACTTTGGTGCGCCGCTGACCGTGAGGGGCGTTTTAAGTGGGAGCCTCGTCGTCTTGGGGTGCAGATACTTCCTTACGACAATGTGGACTTTTCACGCGTGCTTGACGCGTTGATGACGCGTGGTTTTATTGTGAAATACGAGAACGAAAAAGGCGTTTACGGGTTTGTCCCGACTTTTGAAAAACACCAAGTCATAAACAACAGAGAAAGAGAGTCAGAATTGCCAAACCCTTGCGATTGCAATGTATTTGACGCGTGCTTGACGCGTGATTCACGCGACGATGACGCGGGTAAAGCGGAAGGGAAGGGAAGGGAAGGGAACAAGGAAGGGAAAGGAAAGGAATCTTGTCCGCAAGCGGACGTTTCAGAGATTGCGTTTATTTGGAGTAATACACCGCCTGCCGGGAAAATGCGATCCAGCAAAAAGCAACTTGCGGAGGCATGGAAAAAGCTACGAATTAAGCCGACAATCGAAGAACTCAAAATTGGACTCGACGCATGGAACAAATGCCATAAATGGCGCGATGGCTACGCGGAGGGGATACACATCTGGCTGACAAACGAGCAATGGGAAAACTTGCCAGAAGCTGCAACAAATAAACCAAACGGCCAGCACAAGGGAATCGAGGAAATTATCCCGCTCAGACGGTTGTGAAAATAATTGAAAAAAAGTATTGACTCGAATCAAAAAAGGATTAAGATACGCGCATGTCCAACACCAAACACCGCTTCACAAAAGTCTCCGAATACATCGCCGCTGGCGCACTGGAAGTCGGATTCCTTCTCGAATTGCCAACCCGCGAAACTGAAAAAGCACTGGGATTTAAAGGCGTGAAATTCAACAGCTACGGCAACGCATACGACGCTGTGATCTGGCTCCCTAAGAGCCAATTGCAAAAGCTGGAAAATGACTTCTACATTAATGACGCGCCTTCGGTCATGTGGTTTTGCCCTTCATGGCTTTACGCTAAAAACCCGACACTTGGCGAAGTCGCCGCATGAAAAAGCCAATTTACTTTAAGCGCATGAACAACCTAATCACCCCCGACTGGCTATCGTCACTTGACCGCAGAATCGCTGAAATGCCGGATGACACGGAGATGATCCAAGGCGCGGAATGTCAGCGGCCATTGTCGCGGATCGACAGGATTGCACCCATCGTTTACACTGGCATGGACGGATTCCCCACGCGCTACGATGAGGAATTGCAACACGACGAATGGTTTGCCATGTTCGACCGCGCTAGGAGCGTCGTGGAGCGCGGAGGCAACGTCTTGCTATGCGGAACCCGCGGGGGCGGCAAAACGCGCATGGCGTGCGAACTGGCGCAAAGGGCGGCAATCCCACGCGGAAAGTCGAAACCGAAGCGCGCCTACAAGACGGCAATGCGCATTTTTCTCGAAATCCGCGCAACGTATCGCCGGGATTCGGCAATCACGGAACTTGAAGTCATGGACAACTTGGCTACATGCCGCTTGCTTGTGATTGATGAGGTGCAGGAACGCGCCGAATCCGAGTTTGAAGCGCAAAAGCTAACCGCAATCATCGACGACCGCTACCGGCACAAGCTGCCGACGATCCTGATTGCCAACCTCGCACCCCAGGCGTTTACGGAAACGCTCGGCCCGTCAATCTGCGACAGATGCAACGAGGATGGCGGATTGCTCGAATTTACTTGGCCGAGTTTCAGGAACGCTGAGCTGACACACCCC